AGATGTGTTGCTGCGCTGCGATGGTCTGATGATCACGCACGCGTTTGCAGCCGTTACCGTGTTTCCTGCAGTGCCGTCGCTGACAGAGACGTTGGTTGAGAACGTTAGTACGCCAGATACACCGTTTGGTGTCGTGGAAGCATTGGTTGCGTCCGCTACGGCGCCCACCAGCGTATAGACGTTTGCCCCGACCGTGACTGTCAAGGTGTTGGAGCCACTGACCGATTGTTGGACGCCATTGACAAAGGCCATCAAAAAGCCGCGAATATCGTCGACTGCTAGAGACGGCCCGGCACTACCAAGTGTTACCCGTACTCGAGTGTTTCCACCAAAGTATGCGTTAAACAGAGCGTTCCGAGCCAATTCGTCGAGACTGCGTGCCGCTTGTTCGCCGTTAACATAGGCATTTTGCAGGAACTGCGAGGCGATGCCCACCCTGGCGGTTACCATGTTAAGATCGGTTGTGGCAGCGTAGTGGTTGATCGTGATTGTGTACTGCTCTACGCTCCAAGTAGTCGCACTCAAGCCGTTGTCGAAATTCGTGTTCGTAGCTGGAGCTAGTGGCGTGGTTACTGTGGGCTTAAGCCCCACACGTGTCTTAGTAAGGGTTTCGCCAATCCCGACAGCGAAGGACTCCCGATCTGCGCACGCCCGATATCCTAGCCGTGAGCGAAGTGCCTGCTCAAATTCGCGTTCGAGAAAGCCCTGCTGTATGATGGGCTGTAAAGCTAGAGGAAAGTTCTGGATTCCCATAAACGGTCCCTTTTATCTACTAAAAAATCCGAGTATCGTGTGGACTAATAACGCTGCTTTAACAGCGCCGCGCGAGCGACCGCGTATTCTGCGTTTGTCATTTCTGTGGCATGCTTCTGGCGTGGGGGTAGGACTGACGGAGCGCTCAAAGGGGTGGACGACGATGGCGCTCCGAACAGCCATGGTTTGGCCTTTTTGAATTGCCCCATCAATCCGATGGCATCCTCGATATCCCCCTTTTCGTTAAGTCTCATCTCCGAGAGGTCCAGAAGTTTCAGACCGTCTAGGTCTATCATTCCGGCACGGATCGCTTCGGCCTTCATTTCTGCCAGTATCAGTCGTCTGTCCGACTGTTCCTTGAATTCATTGAGCTTTTGTTCCAAGAGTCCAGCTTTAATGCGAAGCTCCTCGACATCATTTGTGTTTGGTTCGGCTATATTCGGGTTTTCTGTCATCACTGTGTTCCGGTAGTTACGTCTGCCGCGATGCCAGCCAGCTCGTTAGGGACATCCTCAATGTCGAAGGTGTCGGCAATCGCCTTTACCGCTGTCTCGCGGCTGATCAATCCGGCGGTTACAAGGGTGGTCAGGGTCTGAGCGTCTTTCTGACGATCATCTGCTGTAGGAGGATACCAGCGGGGCCATTTGATCGACAAGCGGGCGGACGTATCGAGTGCTGGAACCTCCCTTTCCATTGTGCGGAGTGAATAGAGGTGGGATGCACGAACGACCATTCGTGCAAGGCTTAGCAATGCAGTCTCTCCGTAGCTCACTCGCAAGTTGTCAGCAAGCCACAGCAGTCCCTGGTTCATTAATTCGAGAGCCCGCCCGGATTGCGCCGCCGTCAGGCGATCGGCGTTTGCACGGTTCCCATGCACACTTTCTAATGCCAGTTCGCGCAAAGTCCGCACGTATTCGATTACCGCTGCCGATGCGGTACCGCCGATCTCCAGTAATCTGGCGTCACCTCTTTCACTCACGACCAGGGCGTTACCAGCGCCTTTAACTATCTGGGTATCACTGGCCGCCGGTTCTTTAATCAATAGCGTTGGGTCACTGCTGTACTTTAGCCCTCGGCCGGCCTGGCTGAGTTGGTAGTCTATTTCTATTTGTGTCTCTATTGCAGCTCTGAACGTGCAGGCGCCGTCGTTCGAATCATTAGTGGCCGACTTACCCGGCAGGTTCCTGATCCATACTATAGGAACGAAACCGAGGGCGTGCCTAACACTGCGTCCAAGATCGATTCCAGGTGATTGCGTATTGCCGACCGCAACGGGGGTAAACCATGTTTCAGATTCGGTATCCCATTGGCGTTGAAACCAATAATCAAACTCGGGATCCTGGACTTGATAGCCAATCCCAAGGAGTTGCTGTCCTTTGACCTTGTACCGTTCAGTTACGCTGGATAGCGAGTCTGGCGCTTCGGGATCCCACGTGGGCGTGAGATACGTGCTGTCAAGCACCTGAAAGAATATGCGTCCGCGCAACACTCGCATAAGAATTGCCACGGAGCCGACAGAGCCGCAGATCGCTGCCTCTGTCATGATTTGGTTCAGGCGTGCTTCTTTGGTAATCTCTGTTAGGGATGTTTGAATAGTTGGGTCTGCGCAATCGATGGTAGGAAAGTGCCCTTCGCTGAATAGGAGAGAGACACTGTCTTCGACGACGACTCGCGAAAGCCCGTAGCGCACACTAGGTCGCCTGCTTCGCAAAGGTATGTAGTCACCCCCGAGGCTGCGTTCTTCGTGGAACTGATAGGGCAGGACGTCGTAAAGTGTTCCGTCCAGTACTCTATGCAGGATGTCAAGCATTCGCGTCCGGGGCGAATAATCCGGGTCCTTTGGGATCAAACTGCAAATTGTGTCGAACATTCCGACCTATGCCTTGGCGTAAAAGATGCGCCCAATCCCTTTGGGATCAGCGGCCTATGTGTGAGACCGAGAGAGTTCTCGTAGGGGGACCAATACTCAGCAGCAGGCCAAATGCGTGCGATAACGCATCGACTTGGTCGTCTTTTCGACCAAACGGGAAATCACGGAGCTCCTCGATAAATGCGTGGTTCCAACCAGCTCTGACGAGGGCAACGTTTCCGACCTCCATCTGAGACGCTATTCCCGTTGCCCGGGTCGCTTTTGCGCCTGTTTCCCGCGATGTAACCACGTGATGGCCCGCAAGCTGAGAGGCCAGGTAGGAGGTCTGGCTCTTGCCGGCTTGGCCAGGATCCACTGGAAGACCAATTGTTACGCTGCGACCGTCAGCGCGTGCAGCGATCGCGATAGCATCTTCAACCTCACGCGGGCTTCCGCGCAATCGGATAACGTCCAGTACGATGTAACGTCCCGATCCATTGTGTGTTAGTTTGATACCGACGGTCCAATCCGGATCGTTATGGCCGGTTGTTGTGGTGGCCGCCAGGTCCCAGGCCCGGACGACCGGGATGGTTGATCGCGTTATTGGTGCGTCGATGAAATCGAGACACGAGACCTTGAATAGCGTCCCGGTATTCGGCCTTGGCGACTGCTGGAACTGTGCTTGCCAGGCGCGTTCGCCCACAGTTTCGCGGCGGCGCAGCAAAGCAAGGGTATCCTCCCATTCCGGCCACAGGGGCTCGCCAGCAGAACGGTTCAATCGGTCTTCCTCCTCTGCGAGGGCGGGCAGCTTCAGGCAACGCCATTCGTCTGGGTTGTGCTCCATCAGACGGCCGCAAAGGTCGTCCTGGTGCCAGCGGGTCATGATGAGCACAATCCGAGCTTTCGGCTTTAGACGCGGGACCAAGTCGGACCGATACCAATCCCAGATGCGATCCCGTTGGAGTTGGCTATCGGCGTCTGCCTGTGACTTAACGGGATCGTCTATGATCGCCAGATCCGCCCGGCGTCCGATCATCGCGCCTCTAATTCCGACCGCGTAGTATTCTCCTCCCGACGAGGTGGACCAGTGGGAGTTGGCTCGGTCGAGAGCGCCTATGCCGTATCCTAGCGAATGAGCCTCTTCTGCTACAATGGACCGCGCTCGGCGTCCGAAGTAAGTGGCGAGACTGGCGGTGTGCGATGCGGCTATTATCGAGTCCCGGGGATGCCGCGTGAACCACCAAGCAGGGAGGAACATTGACGTGTAGGTCGATTTTGCCGATCCCGGCGGCATTTGTACCATTAACCGGTCCACATCCCCTCGGCTTACCGCATCCAATTCATCCAGGAGTACGTAGTGGTGCCGTGCGGGCGTCTGGCCGTAGCTGCAGATGACTGTTTCAGCCCAATCCCTAAAGTTGTTGGGAGTCTGGTCCGCAGGGATTTCCACCTTGTAAACGTCCAGCGCAGCTTAGACTCCTGGCATCGGACCGAGTCCAAATTCCTTCGTGTCGGACCAGGTAGATTTCATGACTCGCAATCACACGATTTGCAGCAGGATCGGTGGGGGGTGGCGGCGGCTCGATGACAGAGCCTCAAAGATTCTACGAACGTCTATCTGACACTATTGCGGGGTCGTTCCTAACAGGCGGCCAGAGCCGCTACCTGTAAGAACCCGGCGAGGTGCAGGCCGGCATTGCGGTTTCAATCCGCTATGATAGGGAAGTTTATACAGGAGATTGGGGTGTTTGGTCAAGCCTTTTTTCCTAGGGATCGCAGTTTTCTGTCGGGAAGACTGCCTGGATATTTTGTCTGCTGCATCTGGCCGCTGGGCAGTAGGCTTAGTTCCGGTTGTGATTGGCCTGGGGTGGACCGGAGAGCGATGAGCCAGCGTGGTCATGCGGGTGGCTCTCAATGGTGGGCCGTGGACCTTGGTCTCATGTCCATAGGTGGTAGGCCCATCGCTTCGACCGTGCCAGGGCACGGACACGATGCACGGCAAGGTCGGCGTCCCCGAAGACGTGATGGGGGGTGGTTCGCACTGGTCCCGCAAGTCAATCTTTCACTATAGATTTGATAACTACCCAGGTAGCACAGTCGGGTCAGGCCCCTGAGAGTTGCGAGATTGGACGGTCTGGATCACCGGTCACGGTGGCGAGGATATCTTATCCAGGCCTGCTACCAGACGAGATAATCGACGGATCGCCCGCAAAGTCCTTGGTGCTATCCTTGGAGCGGATGTCGCCGGGGATCTTGTGCCGCAGCTTTAATCCCCTTCGCGGCGCACGCATCCGTCCGTCCCGCTCCGTCGGGTTGTTGGTGAACGGGAATCGGCGGATCGGCGAGGAGACGGAGCACGTCCTGCATGTGCGTGCTGATCAGCCCGATTCGTCTCCCGCCACCCATCTACGGCAAGCTTGAACCGGATGCAGAGACTTTTGACGCGATGCGAGCGGGACTGCTGCAGGAAACCCCGGCGCGCCGGTTCAGCGAACCGGACGAGATTGCCGCTGCCGCCGTCTATTTCGCTTCCACGAATCATGCTTCGTGATCGGGAGCGGATGGATCATTCATGGGGGCATGAGCAATCTCTCAACACCGCATGCGACCGGGCGCGACATTTGGACGCCGTATCGCTTGTGGCAACGAGGTCAGGCCGACGCCGTGACACTGTGCCACGCGTCACGCAAACGCCGGCTCGCCCGCGGCGGATGCCGGCCCGGGGTCCGCCGCGCCCAGCGGTCGCGCCGGCCGGTTTTGCCGCAGCGTCGATGCGCCGTCCGCCACAATCCGCCAAACCGCCCGGGACAGCGCCTTACGATCGGCGAAACGCGCCGGGTCCAGCGGCGCATGCAGCAGCACCGTCACACGCAGCCCGCTATGCTGCCCCAGCCGCCAGAAATGCGAGGCGATGTCCATGTCGCCATACCATGCGAAAACCGGTCGACTGGCACGCCCGGTCGGCAGCCCACCCAGCCGGTCATATACGATCGATACCGGCTGGATCAGCGACGCTGCCCCGCCCACAGCCTCGGCCACGGCGAAGAACGACGACCGGAACGGCAGCACCCGCGAGCCGTCGGAACTGGTGCCTTCCGGAAACAGGATCAGGTTGTCGCCGGCCAGCAACCGCCCTCGCATGTCCTCAAGCTCGCGCGCTGTCGCGCCGCGCTGACGCGTGACGAACACTGAGCGGCCGAGCCGCGCGATGGCGCCGATCAGGGGCCAACTGGCGACCTCGCCCTTCGCCACGAAGCATCCGTCCAGCACGCCGCCCAGCACCGGCACGTCCACCCAGGACGAGTGGTTCGACACGAACACCACCGGCCGCCCCGCATGCGGGAGAGTACCCAGCACGCGCACCTGCAACCCCAGCAGACGGCTGAACAGCGCCCAGTAGAGCCGGGCGAAGGCGACTTTTGGCCGGCCGGGCAGCACCATGCACAGCGCCTGGACGAGCATGGCGGGTAAGGTCCACAGCAGGATCGCCAGGAAGCGTCGGACCACGCGCACCCGGCGCATCAAGTGCAGCCCGTCGTCCAGGCTGGGAACGTACAACTCGGACGATGGTCCCCCACGCTTCAACAGCAGGGGACGTGTGGCTAGGCGGCGCAGACGGCGTGGCGACTCCCTCATAACCGCGGATTAGCCTTCACTTCGTGACTGAACAATGGCGCAACCGTGACCGACGCTGGAACATCATGCCGCCTCGTTCAGCGTTACGCTGCCCGAATGCGCCGCCTGCTCGCCTGGTCCCTCGTGCTACTTGCAACGTTTTTGGTCGGAGCGATGCCCCGCGTCGGCTTCGCCGCCGACCCGCAACCGTACGACATCACGCTCGCCGCCACCGGCAACGCCCTGCTGGACAAGGCGCTGCACGACACGTCCAG